ACTTGGTAATATATTACTATCTACGTCTGCAACAAATGTTACTGTGTCTGTAGCTGCATCACCTAAGTTTACATCACCATTAAAGTCGGCTTGACCAGTTACTGTTAAAGTATTGTTCGATGTTATATCTTCACCAACTAAGTCATCAAATGTACCGTCCCATCTATTAACTGTATTACCAATTGATAATGTTCCGTTTGTTGATGGTAGTATGTGAGTGTTAACTAATGCATTTAATTTCAATTCATCTACATTAATGTTATCACCAACAACTGTATTGCCGTTTAATGTAGTATGTCCAGCTACTGTTAGGTCTGCTTGTAAGTTAGTATCTTTTGTTACATCTAACTTATCTGTTAAAACTGTATTAGAGTTAACTGTTAATAAATCTGTGTTTGCATTACCTATTGTGGCGTCTGCTGTAGTTGTAATATCACCATCAATATTAGTATTTGAATTTATATCTAATGTTGTTCCATGAATATCTACATGAGTAGAATCTATAGTTACATTAGAACCAGATACATTAAGGTCTGTAGCAGTAATGTCTGTTAATACATTATCAATATCTACATTGGAGTCTATATCAAATGTTGTTCCGTTTACTGTTAAAGTTGTACTTTCAACGTTAGCTGATGTACCTGATAAGTTTATTTTTGTTCCTGTTATATCTGTAAGTGCGTTGTCTATATCAACATTAGAGTTGATATCAGCAGTTGTACCACTTACAGTTAATGTTGTAGAATCAACAGTTGCACCTGTACCAGATAATTGAAAATCTTCTGCAGTGATATCTGTAAGTGCATTATCAATATCTACGTTTGCATTTACATCTAAAGTAACTCCGTTTACTAATACTGTTGTTGATGTCAGGTTAGCTTCTGTACCTGATAAGTTATATTGTGTTGCTGCTATATCTGTTAATGCATTATCTTGATCTACATTAGCATCTACGTTTAGTAATCCACCTTGTACATTAACATTTGCTTGAGCATGAATTATAGCTGCATGAGATGCATTAGCTAAAAATACTGTATTAGTACTAATTTGTAAATTAGCTAATTGATTAACTGTATTAGTACCTATTCCATTTGCACTAGCGTTTACAAATACACCAAATATTTCATCTGTAACTAATAATGTATTAGCACTGAAGAATCCATTTACATATGCATTACCTGTTGTGCCACCACCTACATTATGGACTTCGGTAGTTACTACCTTCTTCTCCATATCAAATGCCATTCTATTAGTTAAGTCTACCCACTCTCTAAAGGTATCAGATGACGGTACTACATTCGCTTGTGTATAATTATTACTTGCCATTTATTCCCTCTGTAAGTGTCATTAACATTGTTTTTATTTCTACCATATCTTGTTTCAGTGAAGCTACTTCAGTTGATAATGTTTGTACTTGTCTTCCTCTTTCTCTTTTTAGTTTATATTGTGCAAAGGCAGCTTTATCATTATTTATAAGCGCCATAGAAGACTTGTCTCTATACAACCCTGCTTTCTCTGTTTCTATTAAAATTTTCTTACCCATCTTCTTCCATTATACCGAAACTGCTAATGCTCTATAATCTTGACAGTATGGTGCTATAGATGTACTATTTGATAACAATACTATCTTGATTGCTAGATATTTGTATCCTACGAACTTCTCGTTATTAGTATTATAATATGTTGCTAAGTTTGGAACACTGTTAATTACATCTGATTCTGGATCTCTGAATACTTGATTCTTAGATTCATCAGTTACTCTGAATACTTCTCTTCCTGTATTCTCTGTACCAATACTAATTGTATCACCAATAGTCATTGCTGTATTACTTGCTATTGCAGTAACCATTGAAACTTGATAATTAGTGTTAGCATCAAATGGAGGCTGATTAATCTTAATTAAATCTCCTACTTTAAAGTCTCCGTCATCGGTTCCTATACCATTATTACTTCCTTGGAAATTGGTTCCTATACCTGTAATAGCTGTTGCGCCATTAACAAATGTTATGAATCCAGTTTTCTTTTCTGAAGCTGGTGCATCTTTAAACTCAAATCCATATTCAATAATATCCTTTCTATTTTCAATAGAACTTATCTTATCTTTGTTCTTTGTCATATCTAATTCTGACCAAGTACCTTTATCAAATCCTAGATCATCTGCTTGGTTAACAGCTTTAGCATATACCTTTATATCTGTCCCTGAAGGTTTATATGCATTTACAAATACTTTAATATCTTCTGCATCTAATCCTTCACCAAGAGTAATAATTCTTGATACATATTTTGCTTCTGCTGAACCTTCATCAGTTATATGTTCATTAGTTGTAAGGTTGTTAATTACATTTTCATACATCAATATTGACTGTGATTGTAAGTCTACAAATGGATGAACAAATCTATTATCTGATGAGAGATTGTGTCTAATTGTTAATGATTTAGTAATTGTTTCACCGCTTATTTCATTAGACTTACTCATTACTTTTATAGGTGTGTTTAGATAATTTCTATCATTTGTTTTTATTCTTTCAAATACTGATTGTGTACCATCACTTACTTTAGCACCTTTTATTGATGTGTTGATAGATGTTTTATTAGGTATGTTGTTATATAATCTTGGTTCTAAGTAAGAAATATTATTATCTACAACAGCACCAATCACACAATTAGCTCCACTTGAGCATCCTATTAATGTATTTCCAGCTACAAATTTGAAATCATCGTTTGCAGCCGAGCTGTCATTTATTACTATAGTTTTAGTATTTGCATCTAATTGTACAAACTTACCTACTGGTGTGAGTAACACTTTACCTGCGTCTGCAGTAGCTTCAGTTATATCTGGAGCTCCTCTTAACGAAATAGTTGTTGTATTTGATGATGATACTTCTACAACATCAAATTTATTATTAGCATTTTGTAATGTTAATTTAGTACCAGCTGCTAATCCTGATAAGTCTTCACCTGTACCTGCAACAATAGTGCTATTAGCTTTTTCAAAAGTTACATTTGAAGCAATCACATTTGAGCTTGCATATTCTGCCATGAATACTTCTTCACCATCTGTAAATGATCCGTTAATACCATTTGAATTTGGAGTAAAGAATTCGAAATCATCATTTTGTAATTCTACTGCTGAACTTAAGCTGTTAAAGTATGCTGCACGTAAAGTAAACTTAGCATCCTCATCTGAATAAGGAGTCCAGGTTCTATCATTACTTGATAAGAACATTGTACCGTCGCCCCAGTCTTGATTGATTGCTTCACCATTTACTAAATTGTTTTGACCAGCTTTTGCTGTAAAGATTTTTGTCTCTGGATTATTTGCCATTGGTTTAACAACAAAGCAATATTCTCTTCCTGTTTCTACAGCCACTGGACCTTTAAATGTTACTTTAGTAGCTACGGATCCATCAGTTGAGGTATTGATGTTAGCTGCTTTTAATGTTGCTTCACCAAAAGGTACTACTTCGACACTAGGGAATCCATTTTGGACTTCTCTTATTTCTACAAAACATCCTAGGTCAGGGTTTTTATCTGCAAAGAATAAATCTAAAGAAGTAATATATCCTAAGCTACTTCCGTTAAACATTTCTTCTTGTAGTACAAATGATTGTGCTAATGGATCAATATATTGAGCACACATGTATTGTTGCTCTGTTAGGTTTCTTCTTCTCTTGTCTCTGTTTCCTCTTGTTACACCTGCTTTTTTCAAATCAGTTATTATAGCTTCTGGACATCCAGGCGCACATCTAACTTGTCTTTCTCTATTTCTTGTTTCTCTTCTATCACCAGGACCAAATCTTGGACCATCAACAAAACCATCTAGTCCAAAGCTCTCTCCTCTATCTTCAATGAATAATGTTTCATCATCATCAAATTGTATAGTAGCACATCCGCCTTCTCTAACATCATCAACAATAGGATCGACACTAGTGTTTGCTCCTGTGTTAGCTTCTTCTGGAAGCGGATCTGGAACTGCAATAGTAATTACATTATTGGTAGATGTATTAGTTGTTTCGTCATATACTTGTGATGTAATTGTTTCTGATAATACTGGTTCTCTTGTATTCTGTACAACATCTCCTTTTTCTATTGAGAAGTTATAACAATTAAATTTAGCTGAACCAGCTGATACTGTTTCACTTATCTGAGATAGATTACTTACATCTGCAATTGCAAATTTTCTTTCTCCAGCAAAGAACGTACCACCTGGTATTCTGAATACTCCAACTAAGCCTCCAGATGTGTTAGCTGTTAGTTTTGTACCAAATGAACTGGTTCTATGTATCATTTGTTTTGCAGTGTCTGAAGATAAAACATCAAGTTCATCTCTTGAAGGATCTACTGTATTTCTTATTTCAGCAGGAGCGCAGTCTTTATTAACATCTGCATCATCAAAGTATACATAATGTCTTAATCCTGGTCTAAGTCCTTGAGCTACAAAGAAAACATCAACACCTGGTATGTAAGGCTGGAATGCAATATTTGTTACAAACTCTCCAACTTTCTTAGATGTGGTTTTACTTGATACACCTATACCAGTAGTAGTTGCTCTTATAGTTTGTTGAGTAACAGTTTCAAAAGTTTCTGTTGTAGTGTTGTCTGTGGTTACAGTACTCACTAATTGTGTGTTTTCTGATTCTGCAATAACTTCTTCTTCTGTTGATTGTATTGGTACTATTTTGTTAAGTTCTTCTAATAGAGCTATTGTACCTGATGCAACGTCTACGTCTATTTGTATTTGTGATTCTGGACTTCTTGTTACATCAACGTGGTTTAAATAGTCTGGATATAATCTTATGTTAGCATTATATTGCCAGAAAGCTGAAGTACATCTTCTATCTTGAGTAGCATTAGGTTGTGTAATAATAGTAGCTTCACCGTATGCTCCAGTCATTACATCGTTTACTTTAAACATACCACTAGCTGTGTTATATTTTAAACCAATATTATACTGTTCAAATTTAGAAGTAAGTATCTTTCTTGCTGTATCAAAACCAGCTTTGAATTCTGAATTTAATGGATTACCTGTTGTAAAGTTTACAAAGTTATCAACTATAAATCCATTTTTAAATCTGTTTACTGATGGATCGTTTCTACCTGGTATTACTTCATCAGCAGTTAGTTTTTCTAAAAGACTTAATGATGTGTAGTATTCTAGATTATTAACTCTATCATCAATAGACTTAATGTCTCTCATAGTATATCTTTTCAATTGAGTAGCTCTTATTTTAACTCCTAAATCTGGTCGTCTAAAAAATCTTGCACTTTGAGCATCTAGTGAAGGATATACAGGAATGTCAATAGTACCTAACTGCATACTATTAATTGGTTTTGTAGGTAGTTCTGGAGTTACACTTGGTACTCCTCTTATAATATGAAGCTGACCATCCTCTATAACTATTCTATCTTTTCTTGGTAGATAATATTCTAAGCTACTAGTCCATAGTTTATTAGGACATGCGGTCTTTTGTACACCAGCAATTTCTTCAGTTGATGCTGGATTGATTGTAGCATTTTCGCCATCCCATGTACCTTCTACTACAGCGGTGTTAGAAACATATGGTCTAAAGTCAATGTGATCTCTTAATGAATACTCTTTACCTGATATATTTGATTTGAATATTGGAATTTCTTGTGTGGTAATTTTGCCAACTGCTGCTGTATTTGCATCATCAATAATATTCTTATATGAGTTAAATGTTGCAAAACCTGTTCCTGAATCATTCTTGAAGTGGCTAAATTTGACAGCTAATGTATGTGTATTAGTAATTGCAAGTGAAGATCCTGGTCTTTTTTTCAATTTAGCCAGATTATATTTTGATCCTTCTTGTCCATTGTCTAAGATAAAGTCACTAGATTTATCAACTAATGTTCCATTTGCAATAGCATTTACAACTGCATTTGAACTTACACCTATTGAACCAGGTGCAACATATACTCTAAACAATCCTAATCCATCAGCTACACCTAAGTTCCATGGTCCTGTAGTATTGTTTCCTGTTGAGTTATTACTTGTATGAATAACAACTTCAGTATTTGCTATAGACTTGACTATACCTGGTGCACTTGTCTCTTTAACATCATGAATTAATTCAAAACTTAAATTCGAACTTACAGCTCTTCCTAAGTTAATTGTTAATGTTTGACCTGCTGCTGGTGTTGCAACTTGAGACACTGATGCATTAGCTGCTGATCTATTTTTTAATGATATAACTCTTCCTTTTGGATATGCTATCTTAACAAAAGCTGCATTCGTGTTTGCTATATTTGATATTGGTTGATCTATTCTTAATGTAGAGTCTGTTACTATTTCTGTTACTTGGTAGATACTGTTTGCAGCCATTCCAGTATTAGCAGAGTGTACAGAAATATAATCGCCCTCGAATATATCAGCTGTAATACAATTTGTAATTACATTAGAACCATTAACTGTTGCTGTTTCATCTCTTGCATCTTTTTCAAAAACTGTATTAGAGGAAACTAATATTAATGAATCTTCTTGTGTTTCTGATATGAAATCTGCTGCTGTTCCAAATGTCCAATTCTCTGTATTGAATTTAGCAACCTGAGCAACCCCAGTATCACCTTCAAATGTTCCTGATACTGAACTTTCATATGTATAAGAAGCCGTATTAGATAAAGATTTGATTCCTACTTGTCCTAATGGAAATAATAAATCTCTATCAGCGGGATCTTGTTCTAGTATTCTTGCTTGGTTGGCTTTTAGTACTAAATCAGCTAAACCTTGTACTTCCAAGTTTGTCTGTGCATTATTGCCATCATAGTCTGTTCCGCTATAATGGAATATACTCTTAGCATGCTTATTAAATGATTTGCCTGGATCCATTTTAATATCATACAAGTAAAAGTTAAACTGAGAATCAAATTTGTTGGCATCCCCACTAGCTGATTCAATAGCTCTTACTCTAGCTGTACCAACTACATTACCTTTTGTGCCAGACATAGATACAGTAGTATTAGCATTAGTATATACTGGCATTGATCCAATAGTACTAACAGTAGTATTACTGATACTAGCAAATGCTCTATCCATTATTAATAATAAATCATTTTCTTGAACTCCAAATGTTCCTACTAATTCATTTACTTGAACGTAATTTCCGTAATTTATAGAAACTTCTTGGTTTTCCACATTAGCTGAAGCAGTTGCTTTTCTTGTATTGATTCTAGCTGGGTTTACTAATTCAAATCTTTGTCCTTTATTGTAACCAATACCAGCGCCATCTACAGTTGTAAAGAATTCTAAATTTTTAGGTCTACCCTCAGATGCTATTGCAAATGGGTCTACAACATAGTCACCACTTGTTTCATATAATCTTTTTTGAAGAACATCACCTAAGCCATTGAGTTGTGCATCGGAATTTAAAGATATAGGCATTCCGTATTGGAACTCAACCAATCTTAAGAAGTTGTTTGATGCAATAGCATCAGCGGTTGTGTTTACTACTAAAGTAGGTTTCAATTGTAGTCGGTCTGCACCAGGTGCATTTTCATTAGCAAATCCTG